TTGTAATGGTAATCCTATAGGTTTTAAATTGGGATTACCATGATAACTAGTTTCCTGTTCCAGTTCCGTCATTATCAATTACTTGTATTGGTTGTTGAGCTGCCTTCATGGCTTTCAACAACTCATGTGTTGAGCCAACAAACAAATTGTTTTGTGTTTGTATTTTTGGCTTATCTTCTTTTTCTAAATCTTTCTTTCGTTTTTGTACTTCTAGTAAATCTTTGGCAGCATCAGACACCGTTTTAATCAGTTGTCCTGCCACCTCATAGGCGCGAGGATGGTCGCTATTTTTTGCAATATGTAAAATGCCATCAATAGCTTCATTACCTTTTTCTATCAAGTCTCGTAATGTTTGACGCGCATGTAATGCATCATCTTCAATCACGGGCTTGTTTAATTGTTCCAATTGTTCTGATGTTGTAGGTTCTACATCAAATTTATCATCTAAACTTTCAAATGTCATTCATTCTCACCGAAGTAAATATCATCAAACTCTGTTATATAGTTATATGATTCAGTAGGTAGTGCAGAATCAGGATCCACTTCATTTGTGATGCGTCGTCCTACTAACACATTGGTAGGTTCACTACCCTCAAACAAACTGTTATCGGAGTATACTTTTTGTATGGATTTCTTGATGAGATTGGCATCTTGAACATAGCCATACAAGTTCATTTTCACTGTGAAATTTAAATCCCAGATAACACTCAACCGTTTATCAAACCCACCTTCCCATTCATCTTGATAATTCACACTTTCTAAAACAATCTTTAAATCACGACGAACGCCTAAATCTGGCAATTCATTAATGGTGATGTTAAAATCTGGATTGAAATATGGAAGAATTTGTTCGATGATTTGTAATCCATCATCTTGGTTTTTTGTGAACACACTCATGCCAATACCCATATTATACGGAGTTGACACATAAGAATATCGAACACCTGTGTTTGTTAAATCTGGGTCTACTGCCCGAACATTTTGTGTAATGGCAAGTTTACGTGAAGGATCATATGTGAAATTGGTGATTTCAAAACCAATACGCGGAACTGTTACCTGTATACCTGGGCGACTGGTATCTAACTCAGGAGCTTCACGAATACGTTCAATGAATTTTTGTTTTGGTGCATAACTTAATGGCACAAACAAACTTTGTGTGACTTCATTGGCTTCATTTCTTCTTCGAATTTGAATACCATTGAATAATGTACCAAAAGCAATAATAGCTTTACGAATATGCTGATGATAGAAATGACGCCCTTTAAACATTAATATTCACCGAATGGATTGATAACTGTGAAATCCAAGATGTCGGCTCCTGAAGTTTCAAAATCTTCATTGTCGGCGCTTGGAATATTTGTTCGTGATGCAAATGTTTGTTGAATGATACTAAATCCGTCTTGTGAAAGAAGTAAATCACCTGTTTGTGAAAGAATTTGATGACCAAAAATGTCTTGTGTGCGCTCATCTTCTATCTTATCAATTTCTTCCACGCCTGTGTCAATGATTTCTGAACTGTATTGATACAATTCACATTGCATGCTATAGACATGAAACTTGCCAAGTTGGAAGAAGGGATCTAAATGTTGAACGAATTTAATTTCAAACAAGCTGTTAGTCTTGGGAAAATATAACAAATCGCCTTCAGCAGGACGATTAGGAAGTTGGAGGAAATTTTCATCGACAGCTCCTACAACATCTTCCCATCGACGCTTGGCTACTACGAATGTTGCTTGATGTGTAACTTGAATACCAAACTTTGTTAACAACTCACTATCGCCATCCCACCCTTCAATATTAGACAAATACATTTCCAAAGGATAGGCATTATCAAAACGACTAAGTACATCCTCACCAAGAATATTGTCCTGTTTCATGCTTGTTCGAGGCATGTAATATACATCATGACCATATATTTTAATACTTTCAATAATCAAATCTTCCAATAAACGCTGTTCATTAGTGGTACCTGATGTATTGCCACTTTGAAAATAGAAATTTGTTGCCATGTTAGCCTACCATGAAATCTACTGGAAGCTCGTATCGACTTTGCATTTGTTCTTCTATTTGACGGATTTCTTCTTCCGCTTCATTGAATATTTGCTGTCCATTCATTTGAATGCCACCAGGGAGTTGCATGCCTTGGAACTTCTTCATGTTCTCACCCCATTGACGTTTAATCAATGATGTGGCGTACTTACGAAGAAACATATCGTTATATACTTCTGTATATGTGTCTGGATCAATAATAGCATAACATTCAAAAATGACATGGTCACCTGGAACGAAAGTTTCTTTCCAATTTACATCAATGAAGATGCGATTCATCTTTCTGTTGAAACGAATCGTTCTATTGCCAGCAAACATGTCATCAAGCATTTGCAAATGCATTTTTACTTGTTGGTAGTAAATCAAGTCAGATGACAACAAGTTGTACATGTCATTCAAACGAAATTGATATACTACATTGAAAATGTTTGTTGATCCTGTGACACTACTGCCTGCGGATCCTAAAGGAAATACACGAACAATACCTGTGATTCTGTCAGGCACTTCAATGTATTGTTTATGCATAGTGCCTTCAGTATATGCAGTAGTTGCATGTAACGTAGTGGAAAATCCAGAAACTGAACCTGTAATGGTTTCACCATTAGTGAACGCACCAGATTCTTCATCTATTTCCAACTCATTACTACCTTTTACTTTTGTGATAACAGCAGTTTTTCCAGAGGTGGCACCTGTGACAGTTTCACCTACACTGAAATTGCCCGCAAAAATTGTAGATAATTTCAGTGTGGATGCTGTAATTTCAGCAGAAAAATAGATACGTTCCACACCATCAAAATGATATTCGTGCCAAAAATCTATAGCATCTTGTATTCTATCTTCCACTTGGTCGTCATCGACATTGATTTCAATGACGGGATAACCTAAGCGACGCAAACAATAATCTTTTAATCCTTGGCGGTTTGTGATTGGCATTTCCACCCTCTAAACAAAAATAGTTGGGAATCTCTTCCCAACTATTTATAAGAATGATTATCTGTTTTCTTCAAAGTATTGTTCTAACCAATTCCAATCGACAGATTTTCTTAGAGCTTCAGGGTTTTCACGATGGGTTTCTGCATATTCAACGCCGTCTTTCGCTCCGCGTAATACCCATTCAGCATGTTCTCCTTCAGCAAAAGCTAACCAACGTTCTAACCAAAGATGTGCATCTTTAGAATACTGAGTAGTCAGCTTCACAGTTTCACGAAATGCTGTTCTCCAGGCCTCAAAGGGAGTTGTGGCAAACGTGGCTTCTGAAACTGTTCTGGCAATAGTTATTGTTTTGCTATATTGTGTGAAATCTAAACCAAAATTGGCAGGTGTATTTAACACAAGATTACTGTTATAACATACAACACCCATATGCCCATACTGTAACCGATTACTCATATTTTTTGCTTGAAAGATGATATGGGCATCTGTGATAGTTTCCACAGGATAATCAAATACTGAAGAATCGGTAATGTAATTTTTTCCAGTCACTACAAAGAATTGTGACGCATCTCCTGCTAAATCTACACACCGATGAAACATCTTTCTTCGTCCATTAATGCCATCAATTCGAACAGCTCTGGGACACAACTTCACTAGATGTTTCCAATTCTGTTCTGCGTTAGATTCTCCGTTACTCACAAAAAACACAGGGACTGGATTCTGTTTTTGTGTTCTTCGAACTTTCAATGTATGAAGAGCAATGATTGGATCTACTTCTACAATCATTTTATCTTCCCAATCCCATGGATCTTTGCTTTCTTTTTTCAGTTTTTCAATGATTTTTTTATCACCTGCCCAGCCTGCAATAAACACTTGTTCAGCATCTTTTTTTACAACAAATAAAACAGGACCAGAAATATGTTCCCACGTAACACCATTTACACACCGATACAGTCTCTTTTCAGCTAAAGGCGCGTCAATGATATCAATATAATCAAATGCTGATAATTCTTTATCTCCTGCCTGTGCCCAGCCTTTTGAATCACGCACAGTATCAATGAAATCAGTAAACCACCCTAAACTCCGAACCCAGGGTTTAGTTTCTATAGTCCAATATTTGTCAAACAAGTCACTATGAGCCAACCATGATTCATTATTTAGCATTCTTTTTCCTCGATTTCATTTTAGTTACTTCACGTTTTATTCTTTGTTCTTCATTAGTTCCAATGTTTGGTCCAAACGCCCATTGACCGATGTGTCGAACTTGAAAACTTAAGTTCATATCAACTAATATTTTATATCCAGCATTACGAAGTTTTTGTTGAAAATAAAAATCTTCACCGTGCCAGTCACCATCACGATATTCAAAATTGAAGTACGGAGGCTCTATATTTTTCAATACTTCAGTTTTCATTAACATACATCCCATGCCAATACCTTCAACTTCTTGAAGTTCTTGGTCACCTTCTAAAGGTAACCAATTTTCCCAATTACCACGTTCTGGATATGCTACAGTTTGTAAAGGCACGGAACGTTTCATATAGTTAGAACAAACTATATCTTGTTTATGATTTAATAAACGCAAAGCTGCGGTGCTAGGAAATAACATGTCAGAATCTAACCACAGAGCATAATCAGAATTCATAGATATAGCTTGTTTTGCTAGTTTCTCACGTTGAGAAAGTAGTATAGTGCTTTGGTCATAAATCACATGCACATCTATACCCGCCATGGTTGTAGTTTTTACTAATTCAACCAATGATGCTGTGAATAAACTGTACATGTTTTCTCGGCAAGGAACTAGAACAGCAAGTTTCACTGGTTTTGCTTGCCATGCACTTAAATCATAAATGTTCTTCATACGCCAGCTATGCCTGATGCTAAGGTGGTAGCTTGTGTAGTGATGCCACGAATCAACTCAGTGAGTTCGTAAACTCGTTTCACAAATAGTTGATAATCAGCTAAAGGAAATTGTGTAACTGTGTTTAGTGTCTCAATGCTGTACTTGTCATAAATAAGGATTTCCATGGCAGCTAGCCGTGCCCATTTTTCAATAATGGCAAATCTATGAGTTTGCATATCATTGTTAAGAAGATTTAATAAATGTTCAGGATCATGCTGAGACAGAATATCTTCTAGTAAAGCAATCCGTTCGGGCCAGGTGTTTTGCTCTTTTAAATATTTCAACTCGTACAACAACTCAGATAACCGAGTTTTATCATACCCAATAGAAACCCATCGGACATATCGTTCTTCATATTCCGATGGGCTATCATTTAAAGCAGAAATTAATGTGTCACTGGTAATCGGTTCCATAATTATCACCTCATAAAATATAAAATAATATAACGTACTACTATTACTTAGTCAAGCATTTTAGTAAGTATTCGGAGTTGTTCTTCCACCAAAATCAATAGATAAACGAATTGGGCCACTATTAATACCGATTTGTGCACCTAAATCAGTACGTAAGCGAGTTGCACCAGACAAACCGTATGCATTTCGCACACGCCCCATTTGTATTGCAGAACCGGTAGCTGGTATTAAACCCATGTAATTCTCCTAAATATAGTACTATTTATGTGTATAAATTATGGACAATTTATACACGGAATGATTCTATCTCCTATAGTATACACTTCATTATCCGTTATCTCTACGGTATAATTACCAAGAGGTGAACTATAATACCGTTGAATGTAACTTAAAATATCGTCAGATGTTTGTAACGTTTCTGTACTACTTTGAGTATGATTAAAAACATCAACCCAGGTTCCAGATATGTCATTTTTAATAAGAAGTAGTGTTTTAACCATTTTAATTAGCCCAAACAATAAGTTTTGATGCTCTGTCTACTGGACAGGCACAGCAGTGGTAGTATGCTGGTGCTCCTTCACAACTTGCAAACCAGGAAATAGTACAACTTTGTTCATAATAATTACTCCACCCTCCTGCTGGTCCAGCACAACCACTAGTAGAACCTGAAGTTATCCAATCAGTA